CGGTGGAACACGGCCCAAGGCGGTGAAGCGTTCTTCATTGGTAAGGGCGGTGCGATGACGGGCCGTGGTGGTAATGTTGTCGTGCTGGATGATATTTTGGACGAGCAGGATGCTGTGTCTGAAACTGCGATGGAGAACACGTGGGAGTGGTACACGTCCGGTCCTCGGCAGCGATTGCAGCCGGGTGGTGCGATTATTGTTATTAATACGAGATGGAAAACAGACGATCTGTCGGGGCGCTTGCTCAAGCAGCAGGGCTATTTAAAGTCTGACCAGTGGGAGATCTTGGAGTTCCCTGCCATCCTGCCTAGTGGTAAACCCTTGTGGCCTGACTACTGGAGCCTTGATGAGTTAGAAAAGGTCAAGGTATCTATTGGCTTGAAGAAGTGGAACGCCCAGTGGCAGCAACAGCCAACGAATGATGAGGGTGCGATTCTGAAGCGTAACTGGTGGCGCAAGTGGAAGTACGATGATCCACCGGAGTGTGAGTATCTGATTCAGGTATACGACACGGCATACTCAAAGAAAGAGACTGCTGACTTCTCTGTTATCAGTACGTGGGGCGTGTTCTATCCTGATGCTGACTCGGGTGCAAATCTGATGCTGCTTAATGTGCGCAAGGGCCGTTGGGATTTTCCTGAGCTAAAGCGCATGGCCAAGGATGAATACATGTACTGGAAGCCTGATAATGTTTTGATTGAGGCGAAAGCTACTGGCACGCCCTTGCAGCAGGAACTGCGTAAAATGGGCATCCCTGTCACGATGTTCTCGCCCGGCGGTCGTAAGTCTGGTCAGGACAAAGTCTCACGGGCCAATGCTGTTGCACCGCTCTTAGAGTCCGGCATGATCTGGTATCCTGAAGGTAAGGAGTGGGCCGAGGACCTTGTAGAGGAATGCGCGGCTTTTCCTAATGGGAACAATGACGACCAAGTGGATACCGCGGTGATGGCTTGGACGAGATTTCGTGCTGGCAACTTTATTGCGTTGGCCTCGGACGACGATACAGAAGACGAGCCTGATACAACACCGGTTGAGTATTATTGAAATGCCGCATAAAATGTGGTAAATATTTGACGAGGACCTCGGACCATGGCCCAAGATTTAATTGAAAAGATACGTGCTGCTGCTCAGGCAAAGGGTGTAGATCCTGAAGTTGCGGTGAGTATTGCGAGGGCGGAGAGTGGTTTTGATCCAAATGCTAAGGCGAAGAGTTCCACGGCAGCGGGCCTGTTTCAGATATTGAATAATACGTGGTCCGGGAACAAGGGAGCGCCCGGCAAGCAGTTTGATCCGGATGAAAATATTCGTGTGGGCACGGATATTATTTCCAAGAATGTGCAGAGTTTAAAGGGATTCCTTGGCCGTGATCCGAGCCCCAAGGAAGTGTATGCGGCGCATTATTTTGGCGCAACGGGAGCGCAGAAGTTTTTGACTGCAGCGCCTGATACCCCGGCAAAACAATTGTTTTCGGAAAAGGTCTTGGCGGCCAATCCTAATTTGCAGGGTAAAACGGCGGGTCAAGTATTGGCGCAGCTTGAGGGCAAGTTAAAGATTCCGGCATCCAATGTTTCACGTGAAACAAAGCAAGCCAAGACCGAACCTACTCCTGCCGAGGAGATCATGACCAAGGCCCTTCCTGCCGGAACAACTGCCAGTGTTTCACGTGGAACAATGATGAAGGGTATGCCTGATGTCAAGAGCATGCCCGCCAGTTATCAGGCCGCTTTTGCTTTAGCGGCTTTGGCTGATGCGCAGGACGAAGAGGATGACAGGGTTTATAACGAGAACAAGGAAACCGAGTCAGAAAAGTTGATGCGGGATTACAAGCCTGTTAATCATTTGGCTTCCCTTGATCTAGGTGTTACGCCTGTCATGATGGCTGATGGTGGAGAAGTTGATGCGGAGGAAAAGCGCCCTGACGACATCAAGTACTTTAGCAATGTGAATCGGATGAAGGACCGCGGAGTTACGACGGATTCCGTGATGCTTGGCGCGCGGACCAAGGCTGGTGAGGGCTCTGTCATGGCTGGTTTGAACATGGCCAACATGAGCAAGGATGAGAAACTGCAGACGGCGCGTGCTTTGATGTTGGCGTATACGCAACAGGACCCTGAAGGATTGGGGTTTACTGCAAATGTTGTCAAGCCCCAAGGCGCTCCGGCCATGGCTAATCTTATTGGATCACTTCCTGTTGGGGAAGGCCGTGTATCGGCCGGCATGCATGGTAATCAGGCGTATTCGTTGGGATATGAGCGCCCTGTTGAGGGTGGTCAGTTCAATGCAAACTTAAATGTTCCACGTGGAACAATGGGTTCGCCCCAGTTGAATTTGCAATATAGCAAGCGGTTCGCGGACGGTGGTGAAGTAAGGCAAGACGAGCCATTTTTTGATGCTGCGTCAAGAACTTTTGTAGATGTCATGACGGGCCGGCGCGAGCCTATTACTGGAAAAGACTTCACGGCCAAGGAACAGATGGCCATGATGGATGCGGTAAAAAAAAGTCAGGCGAGAGGCGGTAATGGCCGTGTAGATTATCAGGACTACCCAACAGGCAATGAGATCGGTCCGGGGTACGTGGACATTAGGAATACGTTGGGTGGTTTTCAGTACAAGCAAATGCCGGATGGCAGCACTGTCATTTCAGACAGGTACGATTTCCACGGACCGCGGGTCGCGGAGTACGAGAAGATGGGCAGTGGCGAGAAGTTTGTAAAGTCTGCCAAGAATGCTTTGACGGAGTTTGTCAAAGGTGGTTTTAGCCCACGTGATTTGGCGGGTGAATTGGGCAGGGCTTACATAGGCAGTAAGGGCCCAGAAGTTAATATTCGTATTCCTGTCAATCGTGCAGACGGCAGTCCGGAAGAGGGTGAGCGTTTGACTCCGCAACAGATTGAACGTTTGGCAATGGAGAGTAACACCCCTGCTTTTATTGCCCAAAAGTCCGGTATTGGTCGCAAAGCTGGGAATATATCCAGTGCTTTGAACAGCGGAACAGCATATCCAGCCATGGCTCAAGGCACAGCAGACGTGCCTTACGATCTTGCGGGCTTGCCTGTTGATTTGACAACCATGGTGATGAGGCCATTTGGTTACAGTAATCAAAAACCTTTTTTGGGTAGCGAATATTTAAAAGAAAAAGCTACGGATGTGGGCATTCGCAGGCCCACGCCCGAAGATCCGACACTCAAGGGGTTTCATCACCTTGGTGAGTTTGGTGCGGGGATGTTGGCTCCCGGCAAGATCATTCAAGGTGCGCAGGCTTTGAAGGGCGCAGCAGCGGATGCGTTAGCTGGCTTTAAGGCAGGATACAAATCCGAGAGACCCGGGATGACCGACTTAATGACGGGTCAAAGATTTGAAGCGCCAACAAGAACGGTTGCGCAAGAAGAAGCCGAGCAGCGCGCTATCAATGCTGTGTTTGATAACATTGAAGGTGTTAATCAACGACAGATTGCAGCAGACGTAGCCGCAGGAAGACTGCCGCAATCTCTTGCTCCAAGGCCTGAGCTACTTCAAGCAGAACAAAACATTGCTAGATTGCCGGCGGATGCGCAAGAGCAGTTACGCTTGTTCCAAGAAACTGCGGCTCGTCCGCGTCCCGTTGCAATCAGGCGTCAAAACCCTACACCAGCGGTAGCACCGGAACCACCTGCTATGGTTGCCCCACCAGTGCAAATTAGTGCAGAGTTTCCATTTGTTGGTCGCTTGGATGAGTTTGCTGCAGGAATGAAAGGCCCTGCACAGAAGGAGCAGTTGATCAATCAGGTCAAGGGCAAATTCCGTGAGCATGATGTAGCGCGCCTTGAAGAAGCGCTGTCTGGATTGGGTCCAAAAGACAAGGTAACGCCGGCCCTGTTGCAAGAATCGTTGGCTAATACGTATTCACCAAGCAGGTTTAGGTCTGTGGATGTTCCTGCCGGGACTGGTGGAATGTACAACGCACATGACAACATTTTTACAGGAAACAAATCTATTGTTGGGTCAATGAATTTGTATTTAAAGGAGACTCCTGAGACAGCGGCCCTTTATGATAATTATCTTTCAGTTAAAAAAGCGGCAGAAAAAGTTTTGTATGGCCGCCAGCCTGAAGATATTAACCTTGCCGTTGAGTCTTTAAGGAACAATCCGCTTACTGCCAAAGTTCCTGAAATAAATACCTTAATAGACAGAATGGAAGCCGCGTTGCCTGCGTACACAAAGTTTGGCAAAATGCAAAATGAATTAGGTCATGCCGAGTACATGATTCAATATCCACTACTTTACAGTGAAAATGGATTTAATTTCCATAAAGAAATTGCCAATCGTATGAAGCCTTTGATGGAAGGCATGACGCCAGTTGAAAGGTCTACTTCCTTTTATCCGTTACAAAGACAACAAGAATTAAAGCTTGTAGAAGAGTTAATGCAAAAAGGTTCTGACAGATTGGTTGCAATGGGGGGAGACCCAGTTGATGTAGCGTCGTTTGTGCAACGACACGCAAACAACCCAAGCCCAAATTTAGCGGGTGGAAGCGACGATATATTAAAAGAACAATTAAAAAATAGCGCAACCCCTATTAGTCAAGGGATTGATGCCGCTATGAAACAAGTCAGGAAAAACATTCACACCGTTTACGACAAGGTATATGACGATTTGCGCCCCTACACCGGCTACAAAGGCCAGCATGAAAGCGTGACCAACAAAGAAATTAATCCAATTGGATTCTCTCGCTACACAGAACATGCAGTGGACATGAACGGCAAACAGTTAAATGGCCGTCACGTGCATGAGTTGCAGTCTGACCTTGCGCAAGATGTCAAGCAGCTTGGTCCTAGAAATCGATCTTTGGAAAAAGATCGTGAAGAGTTAGCAACGTTAAAGAGCAAACTTGCAGGCATTGACGAGCTTGATCCGTCACAGGCATTAGAAAAAGCAAAACTAGACCAACGGAAAGATACCTTAGAGAGACGGATAACAGTTACTGCTCCGGGCAAGTACTTTTTAGATCAACCGTTTGCGGGCTTTGAGACAAGCCCTTCTGTAGAAATGCAGTTGTTGATGAAAAACGCAATTCAGTCCACAATGCGTGCAGGCCAAGACTTTGTAACCTTCCCCGGTAAGGAGTCCGCCAGACCAGCGTTGTATGAGAAAGTTCTGCCAAACTTAAAGCAGGCCGTAAAAGATTTAGGTGGCGAGAAAGCAGGATTCGACATTAAACCCATTACACTGCCAAATCCCGGTGGAACGGAGCCAACTGTTTGGGGCGTGGTGTGGTCACCAGAGACTGCAGCCAAGACATTGGAGAAAGGCATTCCATTCAAAAAGGGTGGAATGGTTGAACGCAAAAACGACGATAACCGCAGATATCTGTAAGGACACAACATGCCAATTGAAAAGAACATGACAATCGACGACTTGCCTGAGGGCGATGTGTCCATTGAGATGGAAGACGAGTTGCCTTCAGATATTGACATTGAGTTTGATGCAGAAACTGGTGCGGTAGTTATCAATATTGGCGCAGAAGACGACGATGTTGCCTATGACAGCAACTTAGCCGAGATCATTGAGCCTGATGTCTTGCAGCTTATCTCTTCTGACTTGATGTCGTTGTTTGATGCTGACAAATCTTCACGCAAAGAGTGGGAAGAGCAGTACAGCAAGGGCATGAAGATGCTGGGCTTCACGTTTGAAGAGCGTACCAAGCCGTTCAAGGGCGCGTGCGGCGTGCAGCACCCACTTTTGACAGAGAGTATTGTTCAGTTTCAAGCCCAAGCGCTCAAAGAATTGATGCCCGCGGGCGGTCCTGTGCGCACGCAAGTGTTGGGCAAGGAAACACGTGAGAAGTTGATGCAGGCAGACCGCGTCAAGGACTTCATGAACTACCAAATTACCACGGTGATGGAAGAGTACACGCCTGATTTTGATCAGTTGCTGTTCTATGTTGGCTTTGGTGGCTCAGCCTTCAAGAAAGTCTATTACGACGAGGCCAAAGGCCGCATGGTAAGCGCTTTGGTGCTGCCTGATAATCTGTATATACCGTATACGGGCTCATCGGTGATGAGCGAATGCCAGCGGATCACGCACCGCGTTCCGATGTCCACCAACGATTACCGCAAAGCAGTGATCCGTGGTCAGTACTTGGATACAGCGCAGATGACGACTGCGGCAGAGACTGGCCAGAGCATTATCAAGAAGGAAACAGACCGCACAACAGGTGTTGACCCTACTGGTGTGGAAGAAGAAATTTGTTTGCTTGAGTTCTTGGTTGATCTAGACATCCGCGGCTTTGAGCACAAGGATGAAGACGGCGAAGAGACAGGCATCAAGCTGCCATACATCGTAACGATTGATGAAATCTCTCAGTCTGTTGTGGGTGTGCGCCGTAACTGGAAAGAGGGCGATCCTCTGTTTGCCCGCAAGCAGTACTACGTGCATTACTTGCTTGTGCAGGGCCCCGGTGCTTATGGCTTGGGCTTCTTGCACTTGGTTGGCGGCCTTACAAAGACTGCTACTTCTGCACTGCAGCAATTGGTGGACGCTGGAACGCTGGCAAACTTGCCTGCAGGCTTTAAAGCTAAAGGTGCGCGGATTGCAAACGACGATACACCTTTGTCACCCGGTGAGTTCAGGGACATGGACGCAGGTGGTGCGGAGTTGTCTGCATCGCTGTTGCCACTGCCATACAAAGAGCCTAGCCAGACGCTGTTTGCGCTCTTAGGTTTCTGCGTAGATGCTGGTCGCCGTTTGGCAAGCATTACCGACATGCAAGTTGGTGACAGCAACCAGAATGCTGCTGTGGGAACGACGATTGCATTGCTTGAAAAAGGCAGTGCAGTGATGTCGGCAATTCACAAGCGTTTGCACTACAGCCAACGCATGGAATTCCAATTATTGGCCAAAGGTTTTGCAGATTATCTGCCTGCTGAGTACCCATACGATGTGCCCGGTGAGAGCCGCAAGATCAAGGCAAAAGACTTTGATGACCGCATCGATGTCTTGCCTGTTTCTGACCCCAACATCTTTTCTGTTGCTCAGCGTATTACGATGGCGCAGACTCAGTTGCAACTGGCGCAGAGCGCACCGCAGATGCACAACATGTACGAGGCCTACTACCGCATGTATGAGGCCATTGGTGTGCGAGACATTGATTCCATCCTCAACTCACAGAACGTGGATAAGCCAAAGGACCCTGCAAGCGAGAACGCACAGGCTTTGGACGGCTCACCACTCAAAGCTTTTGCTGGCCAGCAGCACGATGCGCACATCATGACGCACATCATGTTTGGTTTGAGCCCAATGATGCAGTCGATGCCTAACGTGGCAATTACGATGCAGAAACACATCTTTGAGCACATCCGCATCAAGGCGGAAGAGGAAGTGGAAGCCGAGTTGTTCCAGCATTACGGAACTGACCCTGAAGGCATCATATCTGCACTGCAGCGCGAAGGAATGGTTGCAATGAAGGTTGCACAAGGCTATCAAGAAGTCAAAGCCTTGCAGACACAATTGATGGGCCCCCCACAGGACGATCCTTTGGTCAAGTTGAAAGAAAAAGAGATCGCTCAGAACGCTCAAAACGACCAAGCTAAGCTCCAAGTGGATCAACAACGCATTGGCCTTGATCAACAGAAGGAACAAAACGATGTTCAGTTTGATTCTGCGCGTTTAGCACTGCAACAACAGGCTGCTGCACAGAAGAATTCGCAAGATGCCATACGAAATGCCCAACAAGGAGCAAAAAATGCAAACCAAAGCAACAAAAACGCCTAAAAAAGCGCCCAAGGAGATGTCCGGAGCGCCAAAAAGTGTAAAAACACCACAAAATGATCCACGTGTAACGTATGTTTACCGAAAAGATGCATTTAAAAAGGTAAAAATAGCGTAATAGTGTGCATAATGCACACGTAACCTTCGGACAGGGGTCTATCTGTCTGCTTCATTGGAGTTATCCATGCTTGAATTTGCAGAGAAAGTCATATTTGCCATTCGCAGGCTTGAAAACGAGACTAAAGACTTCGTTAGCAGCGGCAATGTCAAATCGATGGAGCAGTACAAACATTTGATGGGCCGGTTAGAGGGTTATACGTTTGTTCAGGAAGCCATACAGGATGTCTTGAACAGGAACTCTGATCATTAAAGGACCCAATAGATGGAAATGACTGCATTAGAGAAGCGATGGGCTGAGGAAGCGGTTGAAAAAGCCGCCGCTGAAGCCGCTGCTGCTGAAGTTGCCAAGATGGAAGAGGCAGAAGAAGAGCAGCGTATTGAAAACATCAAGGATCACCTCCCACAGCCAACTGGCTGGCGTGTTGTGGTGTTGCCCTACAGAGGCGCTAAGAAAACCAAGGGCGGTATTGAATTAGCCGAAGAAACCTTGGAACGACAGCAACTCACTACCACTTGTGCATACGTTTTGGCCGTTGGCCCACTCGCTTACAAAGACACCGACAAGTTTCCGGACGGTCCTTGGTGTAAAGAAGGCGATTGGATCATTTTTGGCCGTTACGCGGGCGCACGAATGGGCATCAATGGTGGAGAAATCCGTATTCTCAATGACGATGAAATTCTGGCTCGTATTAACGATCCAGAAGACATTCTGCACATGTAAGGAAGCATATGACACAAGTAATGAACGATTCGCAGCTTGAGTTTGATCTTGGGGATGGAGAAAAAGCTACAGACGTAACTTTTGACAGACCTGAGGGCGACGAGAGTCCTGCCGCGCCTGAACCAGAGGCTAAGATCTTTCAAAAAGAAGATGCTGCGCCTAAGAATGAGTTAGATGAGATCAGTGAAGGTGTGCAAAAACGCATCTCCAAACTCACTGCGCGCATGCGCGAGGCCGAGCGCCGGGAGCAGGCAGCCCTTGAGTACGCCAAAGGATTGCAGAACCAGACGCAGAACCTCCAGCAAAAGCTTGTACAGACGGATTACAGCCGCTTGAACGAAGCTAAGACTAGGCTTGAGACACAGCAGTTGCAGTTGCGCCAGATCATTGCCAAGGCACGTGAAGAAAACGATGTCAACACTGAGTTGGAAGCACAAGAGCGTTTGTCTGCGCTAAGCGGTGAGCAGCGTCAAGTAGCAGGTTGGTTGCAAACGCAGCAAGAAGCTGTTCAGCAGCAGAGCTACCAGCAATCACAACCAGCAGCGGCTCCTGTACAACCGCGTCCTCAACCTAACCCTCGTGCAGAAGACTGGGCAGAACAAAACTCTTGGTTTGGCCAAGACCGCGTCATGACTTATGCTGCTTGGGGCATACACCAAACACTTGTTGAACAAGAAGGTGTTGACCCTAACTCAGAGGAGTACTATACTGAACTTGACAGACGTGTCCGGAGTACATTTCCAGACAAGTTTAGCCAATCCAGACAACAGCGTTCCGCGCCTGCTGTTGCCCCTGCCGCCCGTAGTTCGGGAATTAATAGTGCGCGCCGTACTGTCCGGCTTTCGCCGAGTCAGGTTGCTATAGCAAAAAAACTGGGCGTTCCTCTTGAAGAGTATGCCAAGTATGTTAAGGAGTGAAACAATGACTAAAGTTACTATCGACAAAGCCCCTCGCGCAACACGCGATACGGAAAAACGTCGCCGTCCTTGGACCCCTCCCTCACGTCTTGACGCGCCTCCTGCCCCCGAAGGGTTTAAGCATCGTTGGATCCGTGCCGAAGTGAATGGCCATCTGGATAAACAAAACGTCTACGGACGTCTTCGTGAGGGCTATGAACTAGTCCGTCTTGAAGAGTTGCCAGAAGAATATCAAGGCATGATGCCTACCGTTGATGACGGTAAGCATGCTGGAGTGGTTTCTGTAGGTGGACTTTTGCTTGCAAGAGTTCCTGATGAGACTATTGCAGAGCGCAACGAGTATTACCGCCGTAAGGCTCAGGAACAGTTACATGCCGTTGACAACGAGATGATGCGAGAGAACGCACACTCTACAATGCGGATTCAGAACCCCGAGAGGAGTTCGCGCACAACATTCCGTCAACAGTAAAATGTTGATACTTCAAATTTTTGTAGGAGCTACAAATGGCAAACGTTAATAAGCCTTTTGGCCTGCGTCCCATTGGTAACCTCTCTGCTACTGGTGCCCAGAAGCAGTACGGTTATCAAATTGCGGATAATCAGTCCGGAGCAATTTACCAAGGCGACTTGGTCGTCGTATACGACGGTTACATCATTAAGTATGACGCAGCTACGCACACCGCCCCCACAGGCGTGTTCAACGGTTGCCAGTACAATGACCCAACCCGTGCGGGCAAGCCCACATGGAAAAACTTCTACCCCGGTAGTGTTGATATCACCTCAGGCCAGATCGTTTGCGAAGTGTTGGATGATCCCAACCAACTGTTCTTGATCCAAGCTGCTGGTACTATTGCTCAAGCCGATATCGGTAAAAACGCTGATCCCACCGCTTCCACAACTGGTAGCACAACGACTGGTGTTTCTAACGGTACATTGGGCACTCCCGCGAAGACTGCTGCATTGACTATGAAGATTGTTGGTTTGAGCGATCAAGCTGATAATTCTTTAGGTGCATACGCTGTGGTTGTTGTTAAACTTAATCAACACCAGTACGGTAGTACAGGCGTTGCTGCTGACGGAGCATAATCATGGCTATTACACGTTCCCAACTGGTAAAAGAACTTGAGCCCGGCCTGAACGCATTGTTCGGCTTAGAGTACAAGCGTTACGAAAACGAGCACGAGCAGATTTTCTCTATTGAGACATCAGACCGTGCATTTGAAGAAGAGGTCATGTTGACTGGCTTCGGCTCTGCTCCAGTGAAAACTGAGGGTGCCGGCGTTCAGTACGACACAGCACTGGAATCCTTCACAGCCCGCTACACACACGAAACCGTTGCTATGGCTTTCGCGTTGACAGAGGAAGCTGTGGAAGATAACTTGTATGACCGCTTGTCAGGTCGTTACACCAAGGCTATGGCTCGTTCAATGAGCTTCACAAAGCAAGTAAAAGCTGCTTCTGTGTTGAACAACGGTTTCACTGCAGGCAACTATGCCGGCGGCGACGGCGTTGCATTGTTCGCAACCGATCACCCAACTGCTTTGTCTTCCAACTATGCAAACACTCCCGCAGTGCCTGCAGATTTGAATGAGACATCGTTGGAGCAGGCTTTGATCGACATCGCCGCGTTCATCGACGAGCGTGGTTTGAAGGTCGCTTTGACTGGCCGCAAGATGATTGTTCCTAAGGAACTGCAGTTCACTGCAGAGCGCCTGATGAAGAGCACTTTGCGCACTGGCACTGCTGACAATGATGTCAACGCCATCAAGTCTATGGGCATGCTCCCAGAAGGCTACTCTGTAAACCACTACTTGACAGACGTCAATGCTTGGTTCATCATCACTGATGCACCTAACGGCTTGAAAATGTTCGAGCGCTCACCTATCAAAACAGCCTTTGAAGGCGACTTTGACACAGGTAACGTTCGTTACAAAGCTCGTGAGCGTTATAGCTTCGGCTGGTCTGACCCACGTGGCGCTTACGGTTCGCCCGGCGCATAATATTTCTTCGGAAATATTTGAAAAGGGAGCCTTGTGCTCCCTTTTTATTTGGTGTATATTGCAATCACTCCGGGGTTATCCGGTGCATTAAACAGTCCCGGCTGACGACATACAGAATAATGCACCTCCACTTGTATGTAAGGAAATACCATGGCAAATACCACATTCACGGGACCAGTTCGTTCCCTAAATGGCTTTCAATCTATCTCTAAAAGCGCTACCACTGGCGCAGTCACGGTCAACGCTACATTTGGTGCTACCACCAGCGTAACCAACCTGACCACATCAAATTTGGTTTTCACTGATCAAAACCACCCCACAACTGCAGCGATTAACGCTACGGCTACAGCCACTGCAGCACAGGTTGCAACGGGTTACATCACTTCCACATCTGCCGCCGCTACAACCATCACGTTGCCCACAGGCACGTTGCTTGGCGCTGCTATTGGCGCTGCTAAAGGTACAGTGTTGGACCTGTACATTGACAACACGGGTGGTGCAAGCACAGTGACGATTGCTGTTGCAGTCAACGGTATTTTGTCTACTGCTGCCGCAGACTCTGCTGCTTCTTTTGGTGATCTGACAGTTGCTTCGGGTGTTACTGGCCTTGCCCGTTTCACTATCATGTTCTCAAGCGCAACAGCCTACGTGTTTACCCGTACTGCTTAATTGATCTAGGGGGCCTTGGTCCCCGCTTACAAGGAGATTAATTATGGGTTTTCAATTTGACGTACTATCGGCGCATTTAAATTCAAGTGGCCAGCTTGTCGGCGGTCGTTCGCGTTTAAAAGCGCTGATTCAAATCGGTACAGGTACTGCGGGTACTGTAAACATTTGGGACACTACCACTGCTCCAGTGGCAATCACATACGGTCGTTCAGGTACTACAGTGACCGTTACAAAGGTTGCTCACGGTCTTGTAACAGGTGATGTGGTGGGTTTGACGTTTGCTACCGGCACAGGCGGTACAGCCACAAATGGTAATTACACAATTACCCGGACTGGCGCAGATACTTATACCATCACCGATATTAATAGTGGCTCTATCACTGCGGGTGCAGCAGGAACTCAAGGTACGCGCTGGATGATGTCTTTGGACACCAACGCTACTTCTGATGTTGTTCCTTTGTTAATCCCCGGAGATGGCATCGTTGCCCGAAACGGTATTTATGCGCAGTTAAGCAACCAGACTGGTATCACAATTTTCTACGGATAAGGAGTTCAAAATGGGACGTGCAACAAAAATGGAAGACCCTAACTATCAGGGTGAAGTTCAGCCCGGTGCTCAGAAGCAAGACATGGCTAAAGGTGGCGCTAAGCAGACCCCCCGCAAAACAGTGGCTCCTTCTGGCTCCACTACGCCGCGTGGTGTAGGTTTGGCTCGTAATAAGCCCTGCAAGATGTACTGAAATGGCTAAGTCTCCTGCTTGGCAGCGGAAAGAGGGCAAAAGTGCTAGTGGCGGATTAAACGCCAAGGGCCGTGCTTCTTATAACAAGGCCAATCCGGGTAAACCCGGATTAAAGGCCCCGCAGCCAGAGGGAGGTTCTCGTAAAGACAGCTTCTGTGCCCGAATGGAAGGCATGAAAAAGAAGTTGACAAGCGAGAAGACCGCCAAGGATCCAGATAGCCGGATTAACAAGAGCTTACGGAAATGGAAGTGCTAAATGGAAGGCGTTGTTTGGAACATGATCCTAACGGCAGGTATAGGATTCGTGGGTTGGGTATTGCGCGACAAGGCATCTGAGATTAATCGTCTTCAGATCCTGCTCAATCGCACCCGCGAAGAAATTGCCAAGGAATATGTGACTAAAGCCGAAGTCCATGCAGATATCAACCGTGTTTTAGATAGACTAGATAGGTTGGACGAAAAGTTAGACCGTTTAATGGGAGCAGCAAATGCCCGCAGTCAGTAAAAAACAAAAGCAGTTGATGGATGCAGCAGCACACAATCCTGCATTTGCAAAGAAGGTTGGCATCCCACAATCTGTGGCGATGGATTTTAGTAAGGCCAGTAAAGGCAAAAAATTCAGAGAAGGTGGCGAAATGAAAAACTGTTACAACAAAGGCGGTCTTGCTAAAAAAGGCGAGGGCATTGCTAAAAAAGGTTTTGCTAAAGGCGGTATGGTTGCTGGTATGGGCCAGTCACAAGGTAAAACCTTGAACCAAAACGTTAAAAAAATGGAAGGCGACAAAGTTGCCGTCCGTGGTGTTGGTGCAGCCCGTGCCCGCACAGCAATGATCTACTAAAATGACCACTTCTGGCGTAACTAACTTTGATCTGCAGTTTGATGACCTCATAGCAGAGGCATATGAGCGCTGCGGCATCGAGGTGCGCGACGGTTACGACATGAAGACGGCGCTTCGCTCTGTTAATTTGATTTTTGCAGAGTGGGCTAACCGTGGTTTGAATTTGTGGACGATTGAGCAGCGCCAACAGGTGCTGACGCCCGGGGTGTATGAGTATGAGTTGCCTTCAGACACGATTGATGGCCTCTCAGCCGTGATTCGGACCAATGCAGGCCAGTCTACCCAGCAGGACATCACAATTGACCGCATAGGCCGCGCTGAGTGGCTCCATGTGCCTAACAAGCTAACCCAGTCACGCCCTGCTCAGTACTACATTCAGCGCACTGTGCCGTCTAAGGTGTTCTTGTACCCTTCTCCTGATGCAACGCAAACATGGACACTTGTCTACTATGCGATTCTTCGCATGGACAATGCGGGCGCATTTACAAATACCGCAGACATCTCTTTCCGTTTCCTGCCTTGTTTGGCAGCCGCATTGGCTTACTACTTAGCAGTGAAAAAAGCGCCTGACCGTGTCATGTTGCTTAAGCAGATGTACGAAGAAGAATTTGCACGTGCAGCTTCCGAGGACCGTGAGCGTTCGGGCTTCTTTGTGGTACCTACGTACACGCAGAGGTAAGAGATGGCCTATGTATCAGGCAAGTTTGCAATTGCGCTGTGCGACAGGTGTGGCCAACGGTACAAACTCAATACGCTTATCAAGGAATGGACAGGCTTTAAGGTTTGTCCTGAGTGCTATGAGCCCAAGCACCCACAGTTAGAACCAAAGCGCACGATAAATGAGCCACAGGCCTTGCAACAGCCTCGTCCAGAGAGTAGACTTGGGGTTACCGTCTACGTCGGGTTCACGGCTGATACTTCGTTTGCTAGTATCGGAATGATGCCGATGCCGTATGCAAAGCCCTTGTGGGTTGCTGCAGTGCTATCCCCTGTTAAGACGAGCATCACATGACATACACGGAACTTGTTGCTGCTATTCAAGCCTACACTGAAAACACCAGTTTCGGTGCAACTAATCTTGCCACTTTTACAAAGCAGGCAGAGCAACGCATCTATAACTCAGTGCAGATTTCTAATTTGCGCAAAAACATGACGGGAAACTTGCAGGCGGGCAATAAATATATTGCTTGCCCTGAGGACTTCTTGTCTGCTTACTCGTTAGCCGTTTACCCTTACAACACCCCTACTGCTACGGGCACTTCAGGTGCGTTTACGATTGTGGTGTCTAGTGCTTCTGGCCTAGCAGTGGGGCAATATGTTACAGGTACTGGAATTGGTACAGCCGCTGCAATTACGGTGATTAATGGCACAACATTGACATTGTCTGTTGCAAATAGCGGCACAGTGTCGGGCACAATGGCTATACAAGGCGATTACACATACCTGATAAACAAGGATGTCAACTTTATTCGTGAAGTGTATCCCGCAGCTAATTACCGTGCCCAGCCAAAGTACTATGCACTGTTTGGCCCTAATATTTCCAACATAGATGAACTGACATTTATTGTGGGCCCGACACCTGATGCAAGTTACTTAGCAGAATTGCATTTCTATTACTACCCACCGTCCATTGTGACGGCAGGTACTTCTTGGTTAGGTGACAACTTTGACACAGCGCTACTCTATGGCTGCTTGGTTGAAGCATATACCTACATGAAGGGTGAGCAGGATATGTTGGCGCTGTACAACGGGAAATACCAAGAAGCGCTAGGCCTGTTAAAGAACTTGGGTGATGGCAAGCAGCGTGGCGATGCTTATCGTGATGGTCAAGTCAAACTACCTGTGAGATAACGCATGATTACAGCAGGACTCACCAACAGTTTCAAGCAGCAGTTGCTGCTTGGAGTGCATGATTTTTCAACAGATACATTTAAGATTGCTCTGTATACTTCTAGCGCCGACTTAGGTCCAACAACAACGGTCTATAGCAGCACAAACGAAGTATCGGGAACGGGATACACCGCTACAGGATTGGTGTTGACAAACGTCACCGTAAATTTAGGGCAAGGGATTGCATATGTTAGTTTCACTAACCCGGAGTGGTTAGGAGCCACTTTTGCTACGCGTGGTGCGTTAATTTATAACGTTACCAAAAGCAATAAATCAGTAGGTGTATTGAACTTTGGTATTGATCAAACAATGTTGGGTCAATCATTTACGATTCAGTTGCCCACGAATGATCCCGAAAACGCACTTATCCGAATAACGTAAGGAATAAATATGGCATTGGTCACAACCACCAAAGGCGAAATGGACGATTCTCTTCTTGAGAAAAAAGAAGGTTCATTAGATAATGACATTGAATACACAACTTGGGTTGAGTATTGGCTAGAGGGTGAATTAGTTCATCGCTCTGCCCATGTTCGTTTAAAAACATCCCCTCCGCTGTTCGCTGAAGCAGCTTCTTTTGAATAAGGAAACATCATGGCAAATACACAAGCGATGTGCACATCATTTATGGGGCAGTTGCTCAATGGCGGGCACCAATTTGGAACTATTACGCTTACTTCGCGTACAAGTTTGACAGCACCTACTACCGATACGTTTAAGGCGGCATTGTATTTTGCATCCGCAACTGTTAACGCTTCTACTACGGTTTACTCTACTACTGGCGAAGTGACCAATACTTCCGGTACAGGGTATACGGCTGGTGGTGTAACGGTAACCAACGGCAATGCTGTTACTGCAACAAATTCGTCTGTAACGGCGGGCGTAGCTTATTGGACACCTTCTGCTAGTTTTTCATGGTCGGCTCTTACTGTGACTACCGCGTTTGATACAGTATTGCTCTATAACTCTACTCAAGGTAACACCGCTGTTAGCGTTCACACCTTTGGTTCACAGACTATTACGGCTGGTACGTTTACATTGACGATGCCATCGAATACGACTACGACTGCGCTGATCCGCTTGGCTACAACCTAATAGGGTCGGTGGGGTAACTCACCGGAATAGCCATGTTTGGTATCTCCGCCTTTGCCGAAGCGCCATTCGCCTCGCTTGCGGGGCAAACGGTAGTAGTTTCTCTTACCGGCGTTCAGGCATCTGGCGCGGTAGGTACAGTAACGGGTGTGATAGCTCCAGCACTTACTGGAGTTTCAGCCGCTGGGGCAGTTGGTACAGTAGCAGTTGCAGAAAGAAGTATTGCGTTAACTGGGGTTGCAGCTTCTGGAGCAGTCGGTACAGTAGTAAGTTCAGAATCACAGGCGCTTACAGGAGTTCAAGCATCGGGTGCAGTTGGCACGGTGGCTGTTGCAGAAAGAAGTATTGCGCTTACAGGAGTTAGCGCCGTTGGCGCAGTTGGTACGGTTGTTGGCACAATCACCAAAGCATTAACTGGAGTAAGCGCAACAGGTTCGGTTGGTACAGTATCAGTTGCTGCAAGAAATATTGCACTGACGGGTGTAAGTGCCACTGGCGCGGTTGGTGATGTTGTTGAAACTAATAATCCAACCGAAACGGGTGTTGTAGCTATTGGTAGCGTTGGTACTGTTGGGATGGGGGAACGTTTTGTTGCCCTGACTGGTGTTCAAGCGGCTGGCGCAGTTGGTGATGTTACAGAAACAAATAATCCAACCGAAGATGGCGTACAGGCTATAGGTAGTGTTGGATCAGTTGGCTCTAATAGAGTGGTAGCATTGACCGGTGTTTCGGCTAGGGGTCAAGTTGGGACAGTGAATTATTTTTATTGGACAACAATAGATGACAGCGAGACTGCAAACTGGCAAAATATAGCCAATTCACAAACACCAGCTTGGCAAAATATAGACGACTCACAGACGCCTAACTGGGTTGAAGTTGAGATGGTTGTGTAAGGACATAATATGGCTTTTGTTGTAGCAGACCGAGTAAAAGAAACCACCACCACGACTGGTACGGGTACAGTGACTCTGCTTGGCGCATCCACGGGGTTTCAATCTTTTGCTGCTGTTGGCAACGGCAACACAACTTACTACACAATTGCGGCTCAATCCGGTACTGAGTGGGAAGTTGGTATTGGTACGTATACATCTTCTGGTACAACATTAGCCCGCACAACCGTATTTTCTTCAAGCAACTCAGGTTCTCTAGTCAACTTTAGTTCAGGTACTAAAGACGTATTTGTAACGTACCCAGCAGAGATGTCTTCATTTGCGGCTGCTGGCGCGGTCACTGAGAACTTCACCACATTTACAGGCACGTATACACTGACACCCGGCAAGAATGGTTTCAGTGTTGGGCCTATTACAATCAGTTCTGGGTCGGCATTTACAGTACCAAGCGGTCAAAGGTGGGTGGTTATATGAGCACGATTGCAGCAGGAACAACAACGACAACTGCGCTGGTTAGCACAGGGGATACAACGGGCGCATTGGTTCTTCAGACCAACGGGACTACAACAGCCGTCACTATTGATACATCACAGAATGTGGGTGTGGGTGTTACTCCAAGTGGTAACTTCTTGCTTCAGGCGGGAAATTTTGCAACTAATGCCGCAAGGTCATTTAAGTTGATGGCTTTATATGGTGGTATTTCTGGTGGTGGTTATCCTCAAGTTGGCTATAACTTTAGGTCTACAACAACAACTTCTAGTTACATTTATGATGTTAGCGATATTGCAAGTGCAATTAACTTTCAAGATGGTTTCCTATTCAATATAGCGGCATCAGGCACAGCGGGAAATGCTATTACTTTTACTCAAGCGTTAGCACTTGAAAAAGATAAGTCGCTTGCACTTCAAGGTGCAACACCTCAAACAGGCACAGGCATCACATTCCCCGCAACTCAATCAGCATCTACAAACGCTAACACTTTGGACGACTATGAAGAAGGTACTTGGACACCAGAAATGTCATTTGGCAATGATACGACAGGGATTACTTATTCAACACAAGTTGGAACATACGAAAAAATAGGTAGGCAAGTTACTTTGCGTTGCCAAGTTACTTTTACAAATAATGGCTCTGGCTCTGGTATTGCTAAGTTAAGTGGGTTTCCATTTACACTTTTAGCAGGGTCTAATGCAGCAGCAGCTTTTTCTATCTTTACTGATGTTACTCTTTCGGGTACTTATTACGCATCAGCAGTACCACAAGGGTCTTCTACTTTTGCTTACTTTAGGATGTCAGACGCTTACATGACAGAGACGCAATTTACAAATACTGCCAATTTTACTTTTATGACTTCATACAATGTTTAATTAACTTGATTGGATTATCAGGTCGGACTTTAACCAAAGGAAATTAAAATGTCTTTAACAAAACAAGTGGTCATTGACCAAATTACAGTAACAGAGAACGGCACAGTTCTCTATCGTGAAGCTACACGCATCATGGAAGATGGCAATCAAATCAGCCAAACCTATCATCGTTCAAGCCTTACACCCGCACAAGACTTAACTGGCGTTCCCGCTAATGTTGTGGCTATCTGCAATGCGGCTTGGACTGCTGAAGTGGTTGCGGCTTATGAAGCGGCACAGGCTGCGGCACAAGCGGCTCGGATATAAACGGAGTAAATCATGCCAGTAACGATCACAGGTAACAACACGCCAACGGCTGGCGGCGTCACATACGGTGACGGGACAACCTACGCCACAACAGCGGCTGGTACTTCTGGTCAGATTCTGCAAAGCAATGGCGCTTCTGCTCCTACATGGGTAGCTTCACCATCTCCGTCCGCCGCTACGCCTACTGCATTGGGTACTGTGTATGGAAAGCAAACGACAGGCGCATATTTAACTGCTATTGGATACAATGCCGCTTCTTCAGTTACGGGTAATTATAATTCTGCATTTGGGCAGTTAGCACTTGCCTCATTAACTTCTGGCGCATCAAATACTGCCATAGGTGATGAGACTCTTTCTACTGTGGTAACTGGAAGTGATAATGTTGCTGTTGGTGCTAGTTCTTTATATTATGCAACTTCTTCTTATAATACTGCTGTTGGCACTTCTGCATTGTTCAATACGACTTCTGGCGGGTCAAACACTGCTGTAGGTCATTATGCAATGAGAGCAAACACCACAGCATCTGGTGGAACTGCAATAGGTTATCAAGCATTAGATGCAAATACAACGGGAACTGAAAATACTGCTGTTGGTTTTAATGCGTTAGGGGCTACCACTACAGGCTATTATAATGTAGGTGTTGGAGCATATGCGCTTGCACTTCAGACCACGGGAACTAACAATGTTGGAATTGGCTATGGCGCACTTGTTGCCAACACCACGGCATCAAACAATACCGCCGCTGGTCATTATGCTCTTCAAGCCAACACAACTGGCGCAACCAATACTGCCGTAGGTGGATTATCACTTTACTCAAATACCACGGGTGACAATAACACTGCCACGGGCTATGGCTCTTTGCAAAATAACACAACTGGATTAACCAGTGTCGCTTTTGGGGTGCAAGCACTTAATGCTAACACTACAGGAGGAAATCTTACTGCCGTTGGATACAGGGCTTTACTTTCCAACACCACAGGTAGCGGTAATGTAGCCGTTGGTTATCGAGCAGGAAATAGCGGCACGACTGCCACTCATAATATTTCCATTGGGCATGACTCACTTTTAAATAACACTACAGGAAATTACAATGTAGCAATAGGTCTTGATACTCTTAGGAATTCAACAGCTACTAGCAGTGTTGCAATAGGTGCTTATGCGCTTCAGGGTAATACTACTGCCAATAACAATACTGCCATAGGATATGCGTCAAGTTATGTTAGTACGACAGCAGATGCTACTACGGCCTGTGGGTATTTAACATTTTTAGCTCTTACTACAGGTTCGGCCAATTCTGCTTTTGGTGACCAAGCTGGCCGTGCTGTAACGACTGGTTCTTCTAATACTTTTATTGGTCATAACGCTGGAAACTATTCAACGCCTATAACAACTGGCTACAACAATATTTATGTTGGAACTAATGCGGCCGCGGCATCAGCGGCAGAAACTTTTGCAATTGTTGTTGGGCAAAATAGCATAAGCAAAGGCAATTCAACTGGATTTATAAATCCACAAAGTGGTGGAGTTTATCAAGGCAACAACTCATCTACTTGGTCACAAACTTCTGACCAACGTCTTAAAAAGAACATTATTGACAATAATGTTGGCTTAGACAAAATTAACGCCATTCAAGTGCGTAACTTTGAGTATCGTTTGCCAGAAGAAGTTGATGCAGAACTCAAGCCAACTGATGCAATTAAAAAATCAGGCGTTCAACTTGGCGTAATTGCTCAAGAGTTGCAAGTTGTTTTGCCTGAATGCGTAAAGACAGAATCCACAGGCGTGATGACTGTTGATGCAGATAACTTAACTTGGTACATGATTAACGCAATTAAAGAACTTAAAGCCGAAAACAATTCTCTCAAGGCACGTTTGGATGCCGCTAACCTTTAAAGGAAAATTATGATTGATACACAAACCCCCGCACAAATTGCACAACACTACTCTGCCGCAATGGATAGCGTCAACCTAATCAATGGCGGGAAGCCAGATTTTATGACTGATGCTGATTGGGCTGATTGCCTATCACGCAACAAAGAACATTTGAAAATCATGTTGGCTAAAGACTTCTGGACAACCGAAGACTTGACACCACTGCGTACAGCATCGGCATAAGGAACAACTATGGCATCGACAATCAACGCAAGTAACGGGGCAACTAGCGGCCTGATTCAGACTGGCGATGCCTCTGGTGTTTTAGCGCTGCAGGTCAACAACGGCACAACTGCACTCACGCTCAATACTTCTGGCGCTGTGGGTGTAGGTTCTGGCAATTCAACTGGAACAAACGGTCAAGTATTGACTTCTGCGGGTTCAGGCTCGGCTCCCACATGGGCAACACCCGCAAGTGGTGGCTCTGCTGCTACGCCTACTGCATTGGGTACTGTTTATGGAAAGACCAATACAGGTAGTGCTACTGCTATTGGATATGAAGCTCTTAACTCAACAACCACTGCCGAAAATGTTGGCGTGGGGTATCGGGCACTTTACGCTAACACTTCTGG